TGGTGACACGCAGGCCGCCGGGGCTGGCGCTTTCCACCACCAGCTCCTTGGCGCGCGCGGCCAGGCTGGCGCCGCGGACGACGCCGGCGCCCTGGACGGCCAGAGCCGTTATGGCCTGGGCTACGGAGCAGCCCATGGGGTTGAACTTGGCGCGGGCCACGATGCCGGCCAGCACCATGTCCACGAGGCCATGCTCGTCGGTGACATCGTCGTCTGTCTGCATGTCGAAGGATACGGTGACGCCTTCGCGGCTTTGCAGTGCGCTCCACGGGGCAGCATCTCCCCACTGGATTCTGGCGGGGTGTGTGGGGATGGTGGTGGGGTCGAGGGCCTCGACGGTGGGCGCTGCGACGGTGGCAACGGTGAGGCGCGCGGCGGCATCGGTCCACTCGGTGGTGTTCTTCAGGATGGCCGTAATGGTCATCGAGCCGAGCGTGGTCTTGGTGGCGCTGATGATGATGTCGGGCATCTTGGTGATGGCCGCGGCGTGGAAGGTGATCTTGTCCGTGCCCGTCAGCGGCGTGATGGTGCAGGCCACGTCGGAAACGCCGAAGAGGCTGGAGCCAACGACTGCCTCCAACGGCGCGAAAATCGCCGCGACGATGCCCTCCGTGACCTGGCCGACCGGCTCGAACTCGATGGTTACGGGGATGTCGAGCAGGCGCTCGTCGAGGTTTGGCGTCTCGGATGCGTCAATGTTGAAGGTTTCCAGCGCCAGGTTGACTTTGACGTCGCCCTTGGTGCGGATGACCGTGCTGCCGATATGGACGAGTGCGGGGCCGCGCACGGTTGATCCTCGGGTGTAGGTGCTCATGATGTCAGTCCTTTCGTTTGCTTTCTTTTCATGCGGGGGCCATGGCCATGGTGACTTCGCCGGTGAGCTGCCAGGTGACGCCGTCTTCGGCGACGATCTCGGTGGCCTGGGTAAGATGGATGCTGGTGGCGCTGGCGGCGCGGGCGATGATCTTCTGGACGGCCATGCGGGCGGTCTTGCCGGTGGCGCCGGAGCCGGAGCGGTTGAGCAGGGAGTTTTCTGCAATGACGATGACGCATTCCCATGGCTCGCTGTCGCCCAGATTCGGGACGGGGCCTTTGCCGACCGTGATCACGATGAAAAGCCCGAGGCCCGCGACGGCCTCGCGGATCTTGGCGTCGAGGTCGCCGTTGGCATTGGTCAAAACGGTGACGCCCTGGAACCAGTCGCCGACGAGGAGGTCGGCCTGGACGCGCCGCTCGGCTGCGGTGATGAAGTCGAGGTTGGGGTCGTGCTCGCTCATGCCGCGCCCCTTTCTACAATGGACCTGATGATGTTCAGCACGCCCTTTTTGCCGGCGGCCTGCATTTCGTCGAGCCGCGGCAGCAGCTCCGGCTCGTGGCGGAGGGTTGCGCTCTGGACAAGGCTGTAGAGGACGATGAGCGTGGCGGGACGGGTGGATTTGTCTGTCGTCGCCAGGAAGTTCCGGCCCTTGGGGCGAAACACGTTGACGCCATCGCGGACGACTTCGGCAACGGTTTTTCCGTAGGACATGGCATCGGTCGGGATGGTGAGGTGTTGGCGCGTGCGCGGCAGGATCGTGACCGGACCCAGGGCGCGGCGGAAGCCGGGCGAGGAGATCGTGACGGTGCCTTCGTCCGAACTGACGCTTTCCTCGACGCTCTCTCCGGCCTTGGTCAAGTGGCCGGTGCGTCCGGCCGGGCCGTTGCGGATGTTGTCGGCGGTGGTGTGGCGCGTCTTTGCCGCGTCCAGGATGTGAGTCCGAACCAGGACGGCCACCTCGTGCGTGGCGCCCTCGTTCAGCTCCTGGCGGCCTTCCGGACCAAGGCGCTGCACAAGGGTCTGCAAGAGTGTTGAGGCCCTGTTTTCAACTGTGCAGTCCAGGCGGATCATGCGCTCAGCTCCTTGAGGAGGTTGGCGGTGAAGTCCGGGCCCAGGTCGCCCATGGCGGCGGCTATCTCTTTTTGTCCCGGCGTCAGATCGGTATCGGGCTCGCCAGACGGCCCGAGGCCCAACTTGGCGGCCTCGGCCTTAGGCACCTCGCGCCAGCCCATGCCGGATCCAAAGGCGAAAGGAGGGAAGGCGTTGCCGAGGGTGTCGTCAAAGCCGCCTGCGCCGTCGCCGATGGCTTGCCAGATGGGCGAGTCTTTGAGGGCGATCATGCGGGGCTCGCCGGTGAGGCTCGGCGCACTCCGTGCGGCGCCCTTCCAGCCAACGGCCTGACCGGCGGCCTCCCAGCGGAAGGCCCAGTCGCGCGGGACACGGCGGCCATAGATGCGCTCCAGGCTCCAAGCTGGATATTCGCGCAAGGCATAGGGGCTGCTGCCAGCTTTGGCCTGGGCGGCGCTTCTGGCCATGCGGGTGTTGGTCTCAAGCTGCAAATCTAGGCGGGCGCGGCTGGCCAGGTCGCGCAGGCTTCCGCGCTCGGCTGGCTGCACGAGGCCGAGATCGCCGGGGAATCCGCCGGCCTCGGCGTCGTAGCCAAGGACATCCAGCTCGCGCTGCAGGACTTCGCGTGCGCGGGCGTCGTTCCATTCGCCCTGGGCGACGCGGGCCAGCGTATCGCGCAGCCTCAGCAAGTATTTCTCGCGCGTTGCCGTCGCGGAAAAGATGGACCGCCGCCGAACTTCCGCCGCGACGGAGGAACGGATCGCGGCGCTGTCCAGGTGTGTGGGCATCGGGACCTTGGCGAGGATGGATTCGGCGGCGGTCACGTTCAAATCCCGTCTGTGCGTTCAAATTGAGTTCGGGGATCGCCAACGCTCGGGGGCGGCACGCCACCGGTATCGGTGTCGATTGGCTCGTCTGGCTGCTCGACGGCGAAATCGCCGCGGGCGACGGCCGCCAGCAGGGCGAGGCCATCGTTGTACTCCAGGCGCCTGGCGTCGTCCTGGAGCATCCGCATGCCAGGAAGCCTCGAAAGGACGCGCCAGCGGGCAATGGCCAGGGCGGCGGCGCGCAGCTCGCCGGGGATGGTGCCGGCAGCACCCAGCCGGTTGCGCGGGTGCGCAGCCACGCGGCCGCGGATCTCCGCCACCACGGAGGCGAGCACCTCGGGGACCGAGTTGCCGGCGTCGCCGGTGGCCGCGGTCTGCACGGCGGTCAGCTCGGCCGCCGCCAGGCGCTCGGCGAGGTGGTCTTCGGTCAGGGTGATCCAGGCCATGGGGCTCCTTGGGGGGCTCCCGCGCCCACCCGGTGCGAGCGGGTGCGGGATGGGTTCGGTTGCGCGCCGGCTACCAGGCGAGGCCCTGGACTTCGATGGTGGCGTTGGTCGGGCCGGTGACGCGCAGAATGTCGCCCGGCACGATCCACACTCCATTCGAGAGCGTGGCGCTGCCCACGCCGCCGGCCACCGTGATGGTGGCGAGCGTCTGGGTATAGTCGCCGTGTACGCGCTGCACGATCGTGGTTTCGGTGTTGGGCAGCACGCCGTAAACGTGCAGGTTGACCGGCTGCACCGCGCGGCCAAGGTCGAAGTTCCCGACCGCGTTGGTGGCGTTGTAGCTGTGGTCGACACTGTAGGGCGTCATCTGGGCCACTGCGCTGACGGCAAACACCGCCAGCACGAGGGTGAGCGCGAGGCTCAGGATCTGGGTTCTCATGTTCGTTTCCTTTCGGTTTTCGTTTTTCAAAGCGGGGCCGGAGGGGGCGCACGGGCCGCCCCCGCCGGTTTCCTGGGCTATACCAGGCGCAGCATGGCCGTGTCGTCGCCAACCGCACGGCCGAACAGGGCGTTCAGGCTCATCGAGCCCTTGCCGGTGGGGCCGTCAACGTAGAGCACGTTGGTCATGACCATCCCGGTGTTGGGTTCGGTGATGTTCTGGACGCGGTCGTATGGCGCCGTCCCCAGGAAGGGGATCGTCCGGCCGGCCACGCAGATGGCGCTGGGCGCCGCCACGAAGCCGGGGGTGTCGAGCTGCGGCAGTTCCATGATGGCGCGGAAGCCGAAGAGCCCCGGAATGACGCCGCGCTCGATGGCCTCGCGGCCGCCGTACACGTTGGCATCCAGGTCGCCCAGCAGCGCGGAGAAGAACTCGGGGTTCAACACCAGCACGGAGCGCGACGGGTGGAGCTTCTTGTCCTTGATGGCCTTGGCCCGGATCGACGTGATGGACTTGCGCCCGAAGCCCGTTAGGGAAACGGTCAGCTTGTCCGCTACGGCGTCGCCGTAGTTTTCTGCCGTGACGAGCGCGGCCACCGAGGTCAGGACCGCGTTGGCGATCTCGCCGGCGTTGAGCTCCGCCTTGCGCTCCCACCACTGAGGGTGGAAGTTGGCCATCTGCGCGGGCGTGATGGCGAACCCGCTCTTGACGCGCTGGTCGATGGTGACCTTGCGGTCGCCCAACGTGGCGGTCGTGGAGGCGAAGTTGTTGGAGGAGTCGTTCCAGGCGGCGGCGGCGTCGCCGGACACCATGGCGACGAGGACGTCCTCGCCTGGCTGCTTGGCTTCCTCGGTGAAGTCAATGGAGAACTCCTTGAGCTTCGCCAGGATGGGTTGCTGGGCCGCGATGACGCTCTTGGCGTAAATCTTGGCGGCCACATCGGTATTGGTTGGGGTCATGTTCGGTTCCTTTCGGTTTTCGTTTTTTCGATTCTTTGGCTACTCGGAATTCGCCTCGTTTGCGCCGGCGTTGATCTCCCTTGCGTGGGCAGCCAGGAAGTCGTCCTTCTCCTTGCCTTCCGGCATGGACTCATACTTCCGGTAGATCCCCAATGGGGTCTTCTCCTGGGCCTCGGCCGGGGTGCCGCCCTTGCGGTGGGCAACCGTCGCTGGCCTCTCGACGACCTTCTCGACGATCTTCTCGACTACCTTGACGGTGGCGGCGAGTTCCTCTGCCTTCTCGGGGTTGGCGCGATAGAAGGCGACGGCGGACTCATCGTCCTTGAAACGATCGCCGTACTTGGCGCGGAAGGCTTCCGCCTTCTCGGCGGTTTCGGCCTCCTCCTTCTCGGCGGTGTAGGTTTCGACCTGGGTCTGGAGCGCCTTGATCGCGTCGGCGACCTGCTCCTCGGTGGCGTCGGCCGCGAGGCCGAGCATTTTCTTGATGGCTTCCATTTTGTGTCCTTTCGGTTTGGTTTCTTCTTTTTCGATCTCTTCGGCCCGGTGGGCGAAGGGCGCCAGGCCCTTCAGGGCGTGGTCGTTGGTGATGGCCACGCCATCGAGGCGGTCCCAGGTCACGCCTTTTTCGGGCCACTGGCTGCGCGGGGTCTCGTCGCTGTCCACCTCCACGCTGACAAAGCGGTAGACGCCGCCGCGCGCCAGCTCCTCGCCAAGGCTGCTCCACCGAAACCGGCCATAGAGGCGGCCGTTTTCGGTCTTGAGGTCGATCAGCCAGGCGGCGGCCTCAGTCGTCTTGTCGGGGTCCAGCGCCTTGTGGTCCACGTTCACCAGGGGCGCGTAGTTCGGGTCCGAGGCGCGCGCGGCGCGGAACTTCGCAACCATCTTGGCCATGCCCTCCTCGGAGAAGGTCGCCCGGTAAGGCTTGCGCTCGCCGTCCACCTTCAAAAAACGGGTCTCGGTGCTCGGATAAGCCATTTCCACCCAGGCGTCGGGGTCGAAGTCGAACCCATTGCCACTGGATGGCCCTGCAAACGCCCTGTATGGCCTTGCATTTTCGCTTTCGGTCGAAATACGGATTCCCATGGGGGTCACTCCCTCCGGCGCGCCTGAGCGCCTCCTGCGGCCTCGGCGGCGAGCGTTTCAGCAATGGCCTCGGCCATCGTCCCTTCCAAAACGACATCCAGCGCCCCGGATGTGAGCTTCGCCTGGAGATCCGGGAGCCCGGCGGCGATCTTCTCGACCGCCTTGCGGAGGTCTCCTCCGCAGTCTCGCAGAGCATCGCCAATCAGGGCGCGCACCGGCGCCAGGTCGGCCATGAGAGCCTCCGCCGCCTCCTGGATCTTGCCGGGGTGCGGCGCGGCGGCGCCGCGCTCGGCGCGGTAGCCCGTGGGCTGGGTCACGGCGCCGAAGGACGGCGAGGAGGTCTGGACGGGCTTGCGCGTCACCTTCCACCCCGTCCGCTCCTCGACCTGCTGCTCGTCCAGGTCGAAGAACTGGCTCATCCGGACGGCCTGGTCGGTGGCCTTGCCGGAGTCCTGCTCCTCGCGGGCGGAGATCTCGAACCAGGCCAGCGGCTGGCCGCCAGGCTGGAGCAGCCCGCTCTCCAAAAGGATGCGCTTGTCGAACTGCTTCTGCAGGGCCTCTGAAATATCTGCTGCATCCGCCCTTGCAAGGGTCTTGAACGCCTCCAGGTGGGCGCTGCCGGCCAGCGTGCCGCTGCCGGGCATGGAGAGCATGGTGAGCATGCCGCCGGTGCCGGCCTGGACGAGCTTCTCGCTGAGCCATTCAAGGCGGGGCCGGAAAGGCTGGTCGCCGCGCGGGCCGCTGTTTGCGATATAGGTGGACCCGGCCGGGAAGGCCGCATCGCCTCCGCGCGCCGCATCCGCTGCCGCCCGCTTGAACTCCGCCAGCTTCGCCTCATCCACGTCTTCCGGGGCGATGACCACGCCGGACGGGATCCCGTAGATCTCGACGAAATGGTCCCAGTCTTGCTCCGAGAGATTCGCCCGGATGTATTTCAGCAGCGCGATCCGGCCGATGGGCCTCGGCGTCTCCATCACGATGATCCGTCGCTCGTCGAACGGCGTGCAGGCCGAAAGCTCTCGGCCGATCTCGCCCGTCTCGTTGAAATACCAATCGCCGCGCAGACCGTCGCGGCGGACGTTCCAATGGTCCACCGGGATGAATTCGCCGTTGGCATCGTCGGGCTCCACAATGGAAAAGCCCCGGAACCGCGCCAGCACCAGGTGGGCAATCGCCTCCGTCACGTTCTCCATGCGCTCGTAGGCGCCCTCCAAAACCTTCGCCTGCTTTTCGGCCAGCGCCTCTTTCGCCTGGTCCGGGTCGTCGCCCTGCTTGGCCTTCCATTGGCGGATCTGCCAGCTCATCTCTTTTACCGCGCCAACCCGGCGCTCGATGATCGACAAATAGTCCGGGTCCGAATTCTCGATCCCGGTCCAGGGCGCTGCAAACGTCCACATCAGATCCGCAAAGTCGCCTGTCAGATAGCTCTCCATTAGCCGGAGGGCGCGCTGGATGGTCAACCCATAGGCCGGGTTGTCCTCGCGCGTCCGAGCCCTCCGCTTGCCCAGGAAAAACCAAAACCCAGGCTCTCCGCGCGCTGCCTTTGATTCCTTGTTGCCAAACCAGCTCATGCCGTCACCGCTCTCCTTGAATGATCAACCCTCGCGCCGGCCAAAGTGGTCGGCATGAAAAACCCGTGCGGCTGCTTGGCCGCCAGCGCGCTCAGCGCCGCCGCCCAGAAGCGGTCGGAGTGCCCCAGCGCCGTCTTTTCGCCGGCGAACCGGATGTTTCCGGCTGCCGTGGTCTCCTTGCGGATCCCGCGGAAGTCGGCAAAGATCACCGGGTCGTCGGGGATCCGGAAGCTGCGGTCCTCCATGCGGCTGCGCAGGCCATAGGCCATGTCCTCCTTCGAGGCGCCGGTAAACGTCACCAGCTCCACGCGGCTGCCGTAGAGCTTCTGGGCGCGTGCGCCGAACTGCCGGCCGATGCCCGTGTAGTCCACGCACAGCCGGCGGACGTTGGGCAGGTCGAGCATTGCGTACAGCTCCGCCTCCATGGCCTCCCAGCTCGCGCCCTTCATCTCAAGGACGCGGCGCGTCAGCAGCAGGTCGGCCACCTTCTCCGACGTCCAAATTACAAACCGGTCGACCTGGCCAACGTCCACGCCGACGTAGAGATCCCCGCACCGGTCGAGCTGGACCTGCCAGTTGACGCCGGGGCCGTACTTGCAGGCATCGAGCAGGTCGTAGGTGATGAACGCCGAGGCCTCGTCCTCGGGAATGCACATATATTCCTGGTTGAAGCTCTCGCTCGACGCCGCCCGGTTGCGCACGTAGGCGAAGTAGGCGGCCTCGTCCATTTCCAGGCGCGGGTCGTCCGGGTTCATCTCTTGCAGGCGCTTTTGCAGCTTGTAGAGGAAGCCGCAGTCGAGCGCGTCCTGCAGCGTCACCCGGTAGACGTGCCAGTTCTTCGGGTTGCCCTTTTCGCGGGCCTCGATCAGGAGCTGGTTGAAATAGTTGGTGGTGCCGCGGTGCGTGCTGAACAGCTCGATGCCGCCGCCCCAGGTGATGCCGGGCTCCATGATCGAATAGAGCTGGCGGTTCTTCGGGTTCAGGGCGAACTCATCGCCCACGCGGTTGCCTCGCTTGCCCGCCTGGGCGTCGGGGTTGGACGACAGGCTGTAGTACTTCGTGCCGTTGCTGAACGCGATCACGTGGCCGCTGCTGCCCTTGTCGTCCAGCACCTGCATGCCGAGATCCCGCGCGCCGGCGTCGAACATCCGGGCGAACACCATGCAGTCCTGCACGGCCAGCATCGCCTGGGTGTCGTCGCGGCTGGTTCCCCACGTGTCCAGCCGGTATCCGGCCAGCGAATGCCGCCGGGCGATTCGGTAGGCGGTGGAAAGCGTCGTGCCGATCTGGCGGCTCTTTTCCACGATCTTCGCCAGGTGGTCGTCATAGATCCACGCGGCCTGGTAGCTCAGGAAGCGCGGCTCGCGGCCATCCTCCATGGCAACCGGAAACACCCGGCACTTTCCGCGGAAGCCGGCGTCGACGTAGGCCGGCCGCTCGGTCGTCCCGCGTTCATAGGCCATGTCGCACGCCTCCTGCATCACACCGCCGCCCCGATGGCCTTTTCGATTTCCGCCATGCCCTCCCGCGTCAGCGCGCCGGATTGGTTCGCGCGGTCGAGCGCCGCGCGCACGCTCTTCATCTTCTCTTCGTACTCGCGCACCCGCTGCCCGAGCGCCTCGCGCTTGATGTCGTTGGCCTCCTGCTGTACCCGCAGGCGCTGCAGATTGGCAAACAGCTCCGGGTTCTGCTGCTGAATCGCCTGCAGCTCGAACGTGGCCTGGGCGATCCGATTGATCTGCCCCACGTCCAGCGCCAGCCCCTTGTCCGCCGCCAGCGTCTCCGCAAGGCGCTGCGCAAACCCGTTGGCCTCCAGAATCGGCCGCATGTCCTCGTACCAGCGGCGGAATTCGTAGAGCGCCGTTTTTCCGCACTCAATCCCCTCCGCCTTGAGTTGCGTGAGCAGCTCGCGCCATGGCGTCTCCTGGAAACGCTCGTAGATCTCCTTCCGCTTGGCCTGCGGCAGGGTCTTAAGAATGGCGGTGCTGTTGGGTTTGCGGCTCATCGCTCAGAAAGTCCACGGTGGCTGGTCAGGCCTTGCTGGTACTCGCTGATTCAGATTCCCCTGTAACACGCGGACGCCTGCCCGTAAATACCCCGGAGCACGACTAGACATCAGACAGCACGAAAAAGCACGAAACAGCAGAATTATGCTTGACGGGTTTCTGTGGGCGGCGTAATGTGGCGGCATGATGAATGTAATCAGTATTCCGGTTCCAGGCTCGAAACCCGCCACTGTGGCTCCTTTTCTGACGCAGGAGGACATCTCCGATTCGGTCAAGATGTCGGTGCGTTGGGTCCGTGAAAACCTTTTGTCCACCGGCATCATCCCCTGCGTCGCCCTGGGCCGCGGCTATCGGATCGACCCGGACGAGTTCCGGCATTGGCGGGCATCAGGATGCCCTGGGCTTCCACGGAAGGAAGCCGGATCGGTTTAAGCGAAAATGAAAATCAGGAGCAACGAGATGAAGGCATTGAACTGGATATGGACGGGCCTGCGGATTGCGGGCCTCGCGGCGTGGGAACTGCTGACGCTGGCCGCGCCGAAGGCGGACGACGAGGAATGCGGGGTGGACCTGGGCGGACAGGGGCGGGTGTCGTGGAGGTCGTGGCGATGAGTGACCACGACTGCCCTCTCTTTTGCTGTGACGAAGCGTTGGAGGCGAAGCTCGAACAAGAACTGGCCGAGAAAACACATTGTGATGTCTGCGGCGAGTTTGTCTGCATGGATCTGGACATCTTCGGCAACGAATCGGGTGAGGGGCGCGTTGTTGACGGACTGCTTCTCTGCACTGGATGCCTTGAGAATTACGAGGAAATGGAGGGACTGGCGTGAACTCTTACCTGATATTTTTCGCCGGTGAAGTCACGGTGTTTCTGGTTAAGGAATGAGTGCCGTCCAGCTATCCCTCGATCTGCGTGAGCGGAAGTCCCGTCGCAAGGCAGGCCCTCGGTTGGCGGCGCGGATGATGCAGATTCTGGCTGCGCGGGGGCGGTGGACAACCCGGCGGGAGTTGGCGCGGTTCGGGTTGAACGACAGGCAGTGCCGCCTGGGCCGCGAGTGGGCGCATGGGCGCATCCTGCAGGGTCAGCAGGGCTACAAGCTTCTGCGCTATGCCACGCCGGGAGAAGTCCACGAGGCGCGAATGGCGATCATCCGGCAGATGGATGCAGAGCGGAAGCAGTTGGAACTGCTGACGCGCAGGGCGCATGAGGCTATGCACCGGAAGGGAGTGGCATGAAACGACCGATTGAGGTAATACGGGCGGACATCGCCAAACGGCAACGCGACCTTCACGAGGCGAACGTCGCACTGCAGGCGGCGAAGTCGTCAGGCGACCGGCTGGCGGAGTGCCGGTGCAAGGCGACGGTCGGCTACGCTCGCCGGACGCTGCATTGCCTCGCTCGCGAGGCGGAGCGGTCGCTGATGCTGGTTGGCGATCCCTGCACGGTTTAAGCGAAACGAAAAACGAGGAGCAACGAGAGCATGAAAATCACGGGAGATATTGTGGCGAAGCTTGCGGATGCCATCCGGCGCGACCTTGCCCATGTGAAGGAAGCGGCTTCCGGGGAAGGCGGTGAGGAATGACCGCCATCATCACGCACGAGGTCGAGTGCGAGTCCCGCCGCATGGAGGTAGGCTCGCCTGAATGGCTGGCCTTTCGCCGGACGGGCATCGGTGCGTCCGAGGTCGGCTCGGTTCTTGGCGTCAACCCGTGGAAGTCCGCGGTTGACGTCTGGCTTGAGAAGCAGGGGCGCGTCCCGCCTTTCGAGGGCAACAATGCAACGTACTGGGGTCAGCTGCTGGAGGACATCGTGGCGCAAGAGTATGCGCTACGAACGGGCCGGAAGGTTCGGCGTCTGAACTACACCCTGCGGAAGGGCGTCCTGATTGGCGACCTGGACCGGCTTGTCCACGAGGACGGGACGCTCCCCGCCGTGAAGGATCAGGTCCGCACGGATCGCGCGCTTGAGGCCAAGACGGCTCGGGACAGGTCGCTATGGGCGGATGGCATACCGCTCTACTACGAAGCACAGGGGCTGGTTTACATGCTGCTTGCCGAATCGTTGCAGGTGGTGGATTTCGCCGCGCTGTTTCTGGCCGAGAGGGACTTCGAGGTGTTCCCCTTGCTCCGGGATGATGACGCCATCCACGAGATTGCCATTCGGTGCGAGGAGTGGTGGCAGAAGCACATCGTCGAGGGGCAGGCCCCGGAGCCGACCAGCGAGGACGACTGCAAGCGGCTGTGGGCCTCCCACCGTCCCGCCACGGTCTGCTTCGCCACGGTCGAGGCGGAGGATGCCTTGACCGAGATCGCGCTGGCCAAGCAGCGCATCGCGGACGCCAAGAAGGACGAGGAGGAGGCGCGGCTGGTCGTGCTCTCCCTCATGCAGGACAACGAGGTGCTGAAGTCCGCGGACGGGTCGAAGGTCCTGGCGACTTGGAAGGCAGCCAAGGATTCGCAGAAGACGGATTGGGAGGCGGTTGCACGGGAGCTTGGGCAATCCGCGCCCGAGATGTTCTCCGCGTTCGTCGAGAAGCATACGAAGATTGTGCAGGGATCGCGTCGATTCCTGCCGAAAAACACGGAAGGAAAATGACAATGAGTGGAGAAAAGAAAACGGCGGCAATTGCCGTGAGAGACAATCAGGCGGCGGTGTCGCTGTCTGACGTGTTTGGCACGGTGGCGTCTTTCGAGGCCGCACAGCGGATTGGCAAGATGCTGTCCTGCTCGTCGCTGGTCCCGGACACCTACAAGGGTGACGGGAACATCGGCAACTGCGTGATCGCCCTGGAGATGGCGAACCGCATCGGCATGAACGTGATCAGCGTCATGCAGAACATGTACATCGTGCATGGGCGTCCGGCCTGGTCCAGCCAGTTCCTGATCTCCTGCATCAACGCGTCTGGCAAGTTCACCCCGCTTCGCTACCTGATGGAGGGAAAGGAAGGTGACGACTCGTGGGGTTGTCGCGCATGGGCGCAGGACCGTTCCGGCGAGAAGCTGGTCGGGCCTTTGGTCAGCGTTGCGATGGCGAAAATGGAGGGATGGTACGGAAAGAACGGGAGCAAGTGGAAGACCATGCCGGAGTTGATGCTCCGGTATCGTGCCGCGACACTGTTCGCCCGCCTGTACTCGCCTGAACTGACGATGGGCATCATGACCGCTGACGAGGTGGAGGATGTGCGGGACATGATTCCCGCCGCCCCGGCTTCCATTGTCGAGCCTCCGCCCGTCCCGGCCCCCGGCAAGTCCCGCCTCGGCGCACGGCTGGCGAAGGCCAAGAAGGCGGAGGAGGCTCCCGCTCCCGACAAGGAGCAGGAATCCACGCCGGAGCCGTCCGTCCCCCAAGACCCCGAACGCGACGACCTGATCTCCCGCCTCATGCCGTTCTTTAACGGCTTCCCGAAGCGGTTCCGGTCTACGGCGGTCGACCTGGGGCTGGACCCCGACGAATGGCAGACCGCCCCCGTGGATGCCATGCGGTCGTTGTTGGCCAAGCTCGACGAGGCTGTTTCGTCGCAGTAGGGCGCACCTCCTGCTGTGACAATCCGCCTGCCGGGGCTTGGTTGCTCCGGTCCCGGTGGGCGGACCTTTTTGAGTTGACCTTGTGGTCATGATAATCAAACGTGGTGGCGCGATGAACGATATCTTTTCGATTTTGCCCCCTTTGGCGGAACCAACAGCCTTCTGGCCGCGTTCATCGCACGTCATTGCGGGGCATCCTTTTTCCGGGGATGCACTATGAATCCCATTTATCGAATCCGGGACTGGACAGTCCATTTTGAAAACAACCGAACCAAGGAGATGGTTCACATGCGGTGGGTTCCGGTCCCGAACAAGCATGACGGCGAGGGCTTCCAGCGCATCATGCGCGAGCCTGATGGCATGGTGATTTACGGTTGCTGGCACCTGATTCTCCAGGTCGCCTCGAAGTGCCTGCGGTGTCGCGGCACCCTCCTGCGGGATGACGGCACCCCGTATACCGCAGACTCCCTTTCTCTCAAGACGGGGTGGCGCAACGTGGCCGACTTTGTGCGGGCGTTGTCGTTTTTGAGTTCTCCAGATGTCGCTTGGATTGAGGTGGTTACGCAGGAGGGTGCGGGAATCCCGCAGGAGGGTGCGGGAATCCCGCAGGAGGGTGCGGGAATCCCGCAGGAGCCTGCGCGGAATGGAAGGGAATGGAATGGAAGGGAACGGAAGGGAAGGGAAGGTATAAAACCCGAACCGAACGCGGGCGCGGGCGCGGGATTCGATGATTCGGTTCGGGTAGAATATCTGGACAAGTTCGGAAGAATCTATTCGATCCCACAGGACAAGCTGGCGCAGTGGGCGGTTAAATACTGCGGCGACGAGTTGTCCTATGTCAGGACATACAAGGGGTTTATTTCAAAGATAGGGCCGGAGGCGTTCCGGTCGATACTGGCACAGTTTGTGGCGGAAGTCGAAGCGGGGGAGGAATGTAGGAATCGAGGGGCTGCGTTTATGAAGCGGGTAAAGGCGGCGGTGGCCGAGAAGGTGTCGGCGTCATGACCTCCGGCGTCCGGGTCAAATTGTCCGACTGCTCGCCGGAATTGCGAAGGCGGCTGGAAGCCTCTCTGGCGGCTTCCGACGTCCAACCCGTATCCAGAGCCGGAAACCCGGCTAGAACGCGGGAAATCATTGCTGTGGCTCCAAGGCGGGGCAATTCCTCGGCTGGTCGTGGCCCGAACAAGACCGAGCAGGCGTACAATCTCCGGTTTCTGGCGGGCGAGGGTTGGTACGAGGCTATCACGCTCCGGTTACCAGGTGGATCTCGATATACCCCGGACTGGATGTCTATCTGCCCGCTGGGGTTTGTCCACCTGCACGAGGTCAAGGGGGCGTATCGCCACCCTTCGCTAGGGAGGTCGTTGACTGCCTGGCGCGAGGCCCGTGCTGCGTTTCCGTGCTTCCGGTTTCACTGGGCGGTTTGGTCGGGGCGGGAGTGGCGGTTTTTGCATGGCAACCCCACGGGTCAGGATCGGCCCGGAAAGGACGGTGGCGAACGCCGCCGGTGACTTTCCGGCGGTAGCCGGTAAAGTCCACCGGCTTGTTCGCAGTTCTGAATCAACGAAAGGAGAAACAAGATGAGCCTGCGAGATTATGAAGTGCCGAGGGATAACTTT